CACTTGATTTGCTTGTACTCAGCCACCCTGAATTTGTTTTTGGTTCTTGCCCAGATTTCGCCGTAGCTGAGCTTGGTGCGTTCGTGCGTGGCTTTCACCGCATTTTGTAGCATATTCTGTTCTTCGGCAGTGATTGTTGGCTCTGCAAGCGGTGCGATTTGTTGATTATTTTGCAAAACTTCTTTATCTAAAATATCCAGCACCCATTTGCGGAAGTCTTTGGCGACTTTGGTGTGGCTACGCATACCTAATAGCCAGCAACCACGCAAGCTGAAAATTCTGACTTTCTGCATACCGCTAGCGGTATCCATATCAATGATGGCTGTCATTGATGGAGTAAATTCATCTTTGTTGCGTTCGTACAGCTTAGATATATCAGACGATGGATTTTTATAACCTAACGCTCTGCCAACTTCTAAGGCGGGCATCCATTTTTGATTATTCTGATCGATAACGGAAAGTGTAGTGTTTTGGAAAGTTAATGTTGTCATTCTGAATTTCTCATATGTAAGTTTAAAAACTCATCACGAGTATTGCAGTACTGGTGATGAACTAGGCAAGGTCTGCAATAACCGTCCATACGAGACAACGGCAGATCTTTCGATCTCCTTACCTAGCCCATCATTGACAACATAGGGGATTTGCAAATTGCAAGCGCCTAGTTTTAGGGGGTACTTCCAAATTGGAAGTGCCTTATTTAGGGGTACTGTCAAATTGACAGTGCCTTGATTTGACTAGATTCCGGCTATAAAAAAAGTCGCATTGAGCGACTATCATTCTTCACCGCTCGTATGGTATTCAGGAATTGCAGTTCCCGACTTTACTGTTGAAAGTGCGGTTATCTTAGCCGAAAGGGCGGTTTTTGTCAATTAGATTTTATTCTTCAATTAGCAATGGCTTTTCTTTCAGTTCTTCAATCGCTCTGGTTTGTAACAGCGAGCTCATTTGCTGAATAGCCAAACGGTTGAGCATTGCCAGTCGCTCTTCTTGGCTGTAACCTTGCTCAATTAGTAGGGCGTTTTGGCTTTCCAATGCAGCAAGGACGGTAAGTTGCTCAACGGTAGCGTGGTCTCGCATATTGCCTTTCAGGTTCGGATTGCGGTCTTTCCACTGTTTTGCCGTTTGTCCGAAGAGAGCTTGATTGAGAATGTCCGCTTCGCTGGAATAAACGAAAGTATGTTGTTTTGTATTCAGCAATGCCGGTATGATGTGATCTTTGATGGCATCAGTATGAATGCGGTAGTTCGCCTTGCTTAAAATGTGTTTTACGCTCCATTCGAGCTTACTTTCGTTCGCTTCTTGCTGTTTGAGGCGTTGGAACTCTTTGATGAGATAGAGCTTGAACTCGGGGCTAATCCACATCGCAAATTCAAGAGCGATGTCTTTATGGGCATAAGTGCCACCGTATCGCCCCGCTTTGGCTTGCAAGCTAATCGCATTCGTTTGAGCAACAAATTCTTTGACGCTGATTTTGAAACGGTTTAAGCCGGATTGATTTTTAATTGTGGCGAATTCGCCATAATTAAAATTCGGGTTGTTCATTTCTTCCCAAATGCCGATGTATTCAAGGGTATTGCGGTTGCGTAACCAGTCGCTAATGAAGAAATCGCCGTCTTTGGCTCGTAGCATATCAGTAAGGTTGATGTAATCTTCGCCATCACGAGCGGTTACTTTGACCTCCACGCCTTGTACAATCATTACGCTATTTGCCATTTCGTTTCTCCGTTTTTAGGTACAAAAAAAGCCGTGAAATACGGCTTGAAAGTGCGGTTATCTTAATCCGAATTGGGGGCGGTGTCAATTAGATTAATCCGTATAAGTATGGGACCAAGTTAAAGAGTAGAACTACAACACATAACCAAAAAATGAAATTCATATCTTGCTCAGTTTTGATTTTGTGTAAAATACGCTTAAGTTTGTTTTTCATTTAGGAAACCTTTAATGTTTAGTTTATCTAATCGTTTGGTGTCTGTCATTGGTTGTCCTTTGGCGGCTCGGGAAGTGGTTGCCAGTGGGTAACACCATAGACAGGCTGAATACCTAAGAATCCACCCGGCTTGAACCAGCTCTCGCCATTGAATTGAGCAATCATAATAAAATTGTTTGTTATCAAGACTTCTTTGCGGATTTCTGGCAATCTATCCTTAACCGAAATCCAGCCGTTGTTTTCTTCATTCATTTTCTTTCTCCAAAATACCAATAGTTGAGAGAATAATAAGCATACTATCTCATGCTATTCTTAAGTGCATCTAACCACGCTCTAGCATCTTCTGCTGAAGCGAAATATAACCCTTGATCAAATAGTTTTTCTATATAAGAATGTGTAGGGAAATTTGATTTTATCACATTGAAATTATCGCCAATAAACCACATTCCATCTCTTGGTTCTTTTAATGGACAAGGAAGAGTGAGAGTTACTGTAGGTCTTGGTTCTTCCCACATACCAACAATATCATATTGAGCTATTGTTCCATCATTGAAATGAGATCCGCTAACAGCCCACGATACTTCTGACAAAAATACATTTTCTTCATCAACTGTATACCCTTGTACTTGGTGGTCTTTATTATCTCTAATATAGTCATCACTAATTAGGTATTTTACAAATGCCTTATCATTATTTCTTAGTTTTACTGGCTCACCTGCCAATGCTTTATTTAAATCAAATGGTTTCATTTTATTCTCCAATAAAAAAGCGACTGATTAAGTCGCTTCTCCTAAAATTCTGCTTTTTGCTACCTCAATCAGTAGCTGATATTCCCGCTTCGTTTTCTCATCGTGAACTTCGGCGTTGTCATACACCCAAGCATTTCCTAAATGTTTTAGGTTGCTCTCTTTTTCAATATAGCCGCCAAGTGTACCTGCAAAGACTGTTCCAAATGTGGTTATGGCTTTGATGCGGTAGAGTGTTCTGCCGTTGTGGTTGATTGTGTCGTTTTGGAGTAGTTCGTATTTCTTTTGGGTTGTCATATTGGCTACCTATTAAAAAGCCCCTTTCGGGGCGATTGAATTAATTCATAGCTTCTTGTATAAGCTTGTCGTAATACTTACTGGCTGCTTTCACTCTGTCTTTGATTTTGGCAATGATGGCTTCATCACGCTTAACCGTCACGGTGGTAATGCGTTTTTGTTGGGGGATTTGTTCCACAAGGTCAATCAGCTTTTCTGTGCTTTCGTAAGTACCGATAAGGTCGATTGGAGTAGGGAATAACACAAAATCGATTTGAGCCTCTTCGCAATCCCACAGCCACATATAGCCTTGCATTTGAATGTCATATCCGGCTTTTTCGGCTTTGGCGATGGCTTCGTCTGCAAAAAACGGGTGCGTGCCGATGTCCCAACTGCATTTTGTATCGATAATCAGCTTTCGGCTTGGTACATAAATATCACACTCGCCTGAAATCCAATCGTTTTCTCGGCGTTCGGTGTTCTTTTTTAGAACCAGGCCACGAGTAAAACCGCTTAACTTAATGGCTTGTTCTTCTAGCTGATTGCCTTTTTCAGTGTATTTGTTGCCGTCAAAGGATTGATAACCGAATAGGTCAAATTTAGCCACTTCACGCACCGCTGCTTTTGCGGTGTCGGAAATCAGTCCGGCTTCACGGTCGGCTTTGGTGCGAGGTTCGCTCATTAGTTGGTGGAGCATTGAGCAACGGGGTTTGAATTTATACATTTGATTGCTGTTCATTTTCTAACTTCTCCAACTCCGCATATTGCTCTTTGTTGAACTCGTAGCCGTTATCGCACATATCTTGCAAGGTGCTTTCTTTGTTGATGATGGTTTGTTTGCATTTCTCAAACACCTCATCGCTGACCTTGAGTTCGGTAAATTCCGCCTCTTGGATTTCGTTGTCAGGGTAGGCAAATTCTGCATTTTCAACATCTTTTACGACCGCTTGATCTGCCAAGACCGCTTGTTGCATTTCCACTGATAATGGAGCTTGTTTGGAAAGCAAGAGCTTCATCACAGTTTTGAGAGCCATTGCCTCAAAGTTGTCGTGCCATACGCCGTAGCCTTTGCGGTAGGTTTGGCTGTAGCGGTTGGCGTGGTCGTGGACTTCTTGCGTGGTCATATAGATTTCGGCGGTAAATTCATTTATCAGTTTGAAATAAGCGTAATAGCCAATCGGTTTTTCATCTTTAGCCGGTTTTTGTTTCCAATCGAACTCGTAACCGTTGATGGGGTCTTCGGCAAGCAGTTGTTTTTCATACACCGGCACGGCAACAAGGCGTTTAAATTGCCCGCTACGTTGAGCCAGTTGAATTAAACCTTTGTAGCCAAGTTGGAATTGAGCTTCGGTTTTTTTCTCTTTGCGGTTTTGGTACGGCACAATGTAGGCAAAACCTAAGCCGTTTTGTAATGCCAAATTAAGCGTTGCTGCCATACAAGCGGCGTTGAATACGCTCATCGGTTCGGCATTGCGTAACATTGAGTTACTATTCACAATCTGCAACACGCTTGTTGTAAACGTGGCTGCGTTTTTGTTTAAAAGCTCTTGTAGTTTTTGCTTTACATTCGGGCTTTCAAATAGGGTTTTAATCGGGAATTTATCTTGCTTTTGTGCTACTTGTTGATTTTGGTTTGTCATTATCTTATTCCTCTAAAATTCATTTCTGTGTTTGTTCTGTTCGGCCAGGTAGGCATTAATTGCGTTACACCAGCCATCAGAACCGGCTAGGATAGTAGCAACGGTTTCAAAGCCGTTGTTTTCTAGCACATCTATAATTTTCTCCTCCACTAAGAGGAAAGCCTCTTCGCTAGGGTCTTCTTCTGGTTGAAGTGAAGCATCTGTGTAGTCTTCGTATCCTATCATCACACTTTCTCCGTTACTTTAAATTCGCAAGTTTCAGGCTTGCAGGTGCTTTCAGGGATAAGCTCTTCATTGCATTAGGAGGGTGATGGCAACCATAAAAAGCAGGGCGTATAAGCCGTATGTAATCCATTGTCTAAGCATGTTTAGCATTGTTTGCCTCTTGTGTACGTTTTACCATTTCGGCAAGAGCGTTGAAGAAATCAGTTTCAAGGGTAATTGTTTCGGCACTTGCTCGTCTGTCTAGGTGCAGGCGAATATTGCCGTTGCTATCCACAAAGTAGCCGTTTAGCCCGTAGGGTGTGAAAGGTTTGCGTTTTGGTTTTGATGGTTTAGGCTTAACCTGTTCAGGATCTTCCTCAATTTGTTCAAAAGTGTAATTGTACATAATAGGCTGATGACCCCTGATTTCAGGATAATTAGGCAAATTAACGGCTTTGGTTTTATTCAGAGCTTCAATACGCTTATTTAATGCCTTAATAGCGTTAATTTCAGACATCATCTCTGCCGTGCTGATTTCTTTTATGCCGTTTAATATAACTTCTCCGAAGTAGCGTTTTGTATGATTATTTTTTAATAAGCGGATAGTATAGCTTTCTACTTTATTGCGTTTCATTTCAGTAACTCCTTGATTTGGCTAATACGATACTCAATCACCTCAAGCATTCCGTTTTTTTGGATTTTACGTTGCTCAAGGTTTGATAATTCTTCTCTTAATGCTTGGCGGTTGATTTGGTGTTGCATAAATGCAGGGGAATCAATTTGTTTCCATTGTTCTACAAAGGATTTTGCCTGTTCAGGGCACTTGAAGCGTTTGCGTATTCTTGAAATCTGCACCCACACATCATTGATTTTTTGCTTTATGCGGATATCCGCTCTCCAGCAATCGTGGCGTTTATGCTTAATGTTGTGGCGAAAGCCTTTCGTGGAGCTGTCGTGCCATACACTGGTATAAATACTAAACGTCGTCATTTTTTACTCCTTGTGAATACTAAATTCATTCAAACAATGCTTATTTTTCAAGAATTCATCTAAGCACTCATCAAGAGTTAGCTCGTATTCTTTAAGAATGCCATATAGTTCAATCAGAATCCCAGAGCATTTGTTAAATAAATTAATCCTGATTGTATTTTGGTTTTGTTCTTTTTCATTGCTGTCCACTAACCAAGGAGCAAACCAAGCAAATTGCGAGGTATGATGTAACATACGTATCGCTCTTTGCTCGGGTGGGGTTGTTCCACTAGCTTTCCACGTGTGAAGCTCTAAGTCTTCATCGAACTGGATTTGATGGTTAATGATGGTGAGTAATGTAAAAATTTCTCCCGTAGCCGTTTTAATCTTCTGTTTCGCATTATTAACGACTCCAGAACATAGTTTCCCCACTGATGCAGCAAGATGAAGACAGTGTTTTTGAGTAAGTTGAATATGGGTTAAGCCTTGTTGTTGTGCCAGCTCAATAATCATGTTGTATTTAGCTTCCATTTTTCGTTCCTTTTTTAGTCAAAAATCTGAATTTTAGGTGTAAAAAGCCCCTCCGCAGGAATTACGGAGTGATTACGCAAAGTGAGTTGCGGAGGGGAAAGGAGAATTAGAATCGGCTGTAATATTTTCCTTTCATTTTTACGGCACGAATGGAAGGCATAATGCCTGTCCATTCCTCAACGTCCTCGCAGATTTCACTGAGGATATGATAGGAATAGTTGTGGTGGTTAAAGCAGTTTAATGCTCTGCTATGCTTTTTAAACCATTGTTCAGACTGCATTGTCTCAAACAATGGCGTGAGACTTTCGATGAATTTGTGCTGTTCTTCGGCGATGTCCCAAAGTTTGGCTAGGTGGTCGATTTCCATTGCGGAAAATTCTCTGGTGTAGAGATATTCACCCTCCGCTGCTCGGGTTGTGCCTTGAATTTTGCGAGGTTTTTCCGGCAAGGCAAGCGGTGCGATTTGTTGATTATTTTGCAAAAGCTCTTTCATCTTGCGTTCGCATTCGATGAAGTATTTGCGGATTTGTCTGCCTTTTTCGTTGCGTTCCACCATTGCGAGTTCTTTGCCCATATCAAGGGTGATATGGTATTCCTTGCGTGGTCTGCCACGAGTTTTTATTTCAAGAGTAATGTAATCTTCATCTTGAATAAAACCATATTCAGAAATGCGGTTTGAAATCCAATTGGAGAAATCTTGATTGCTCTCAAGGAAAGAATGAAGATCACGAGCATTGGCAAGTTGAACAGTTTGATTAGAGATTGAACCGTTGAAAACGGTAATTAGACTTGAATTTGTCATTTTGACACCTGCTAGATTGATTTTTAAAACAATCATCACCGCAGAGACCAATCATTGGTGATGAGCTAAGCAGAATTGGTCTTACCGAATCTAGCGAACGGCGATCTTGCGATCTCCCGCCTAGCCCATCATTGGGGCTTTTCAATAAATTTATTGAAAAGTTTTTTTGCAAATTTTGGGTACAAAAAAACCGCTTGTATGCGGCTATTCTCTACCGCCAGATATTCGGGAGACCAATCCCGACTTTCTGTTGAAAGTGCGGTTATCTTAATCCGAAATTAAGCGGTTGTCAACAAAAAAGCCTCAATAATATATGAGGCTATTCAGATTCCCATTTCGTTGCAAGCCATTCAAATTCACAAAAGAGCTTGTTGTTATTGTTGTTGATTCTGCGAAGCTCCATTATGTAGGGCTTGAGCGTGTTCCAGTCTTTAATGACACTGCTTTTGCTCATTCGCTTATATACCGCTTCATCAAATAAGTCTTCCTTGATACCAACACAGATAAATTCAATCGCATTAAGCACATCTAAAACAATGAAATTCTGTCTTTTTTGCTCTGCTGTGGCATTTTTATCATTTAATGCACACGCTAGAACAGTAAGGTTTACACCGCTATCACGCATAGCCATATAGGCTTTTCTGCGTTTACGGTAGTATTCGTTGCTGTTATTGCTGATAAGGAGTTCAATGGTCGATTTTTGCTTATGTTGCTTGCGAAGCTCTTTAAGCTGAGACCACGCAAAAAAGGCTAAGTACCCAGTAAATAAACAAGTACCTAGCCCGACTATTGTGTTCAGCTCTAATTTATTTAAAAGCTGTAAAAGGTAATCCATTAAACCTCCCAGCCCTCATTAGCAATTAATGTAAAGTTAGCTAAATTTTTCATATTTCACTCCTAGATGATGAAGATTATTGTAACTTAGACGAAAAAAGCCTACTCAAGTTCCCTTGGTAAGCTGTTTTGTCATCTAAATTATTACAAAGAACAAACAATTATTGTCAGCATTACTGTCAATAATATTTAATGACGTTATATTAATCCGACACCGTCATGATGTCAAACCTTTTAACCGCTCTTTTTAAGTTGTAGCAGTTACACAACTTAGCCATTCAAAACTGCTCTACACGGTAGGTTTCCACTTCGTAGGCGCGTCATCGATGATGTGCGTAAAGCGGTTTTGGATGGCGACCGCAGAGAGATTCGAACTCTCGACCCACTGCTTAGAAGGCAGCTGCTCTATCCACTGAACTATGCGGTCAAAGTACCGTTGCTTAAC